CAATCCGTTATTCGAGAGATGGGAGGCGATCCTATTGAAGTGCTGAATGAATGGGAAGATTGGAATAAAGAACTTAAAAGCAGAAATTTAAAAACAGAACCCGCCGACAAAGCGGGTTCTTCGTTTAACGAGGATGAAGAAGATGCCGGAAACGAAAAAACAAATAAAGAAGATTAAAAGTAAGCCGCTTGAGCGGTCTGCTTTTTTTGTTCGTGAACAAGTTAATGAAGATGCGCGCACTGTTGAAATCGCTTTTTCATCCGAAGAGCCAGTAGAACGCTGGTTCGGTAAAGAAATCTTAGATCACTCTGCTACATCAGTAAGGCTCGGTCGCCTTAACGATGGTGGAGCGGTTTTAGTTGACCATGATCATCGTGACCACGTGGGTGTGATTGAGTCCATTTCTATCGACGAAGACCGCCGGGGGCGGGCATTGGTTCGTTTTGGAAAAAGCGAGCGTGCGACAGAAATATTTAATGATGTGGTAGATGGTATTCGTAAATCAGTTTCAGTTGGTTATCGCATTCATAAAGTTGTTCTTGAAGAACAAGGTGATGAAGGTGATACCTATCGGGCCACTGATTGGGAGCCATATGAAATTAGTATCGTCTCTGTTCCTGCTGATGCCACTGTTGGTGTTGGGCGCTCAGTAGATGGTGAAAATGAAATCCAAATTGAAACAATTAAACAGGAGAACCGGACAATGTCTGATTCAAAAGAAACTGCAACCCCGGCGGCAGAAGAAGCGCCGAAAGTAAATATCACTCAAGTTCGTTCTGAAGGTGTTGATCAAGAACGTAATCGAGTAAACGAAATTATTGCCATTGGTGATAAGTATGGCATGAATGATTTGGCTCGCAACTTTGTTAACAGCGGTAAATCTGTGGACGCAATGCGTGAAGCTGCACTTGAACGTTTTGGTGGTGTTAAACCTATTGAAGCTGAAGCACCTGACATTGGCATGTCTGAACGCGATATGGAACGATTTAGCTTTGTTCGCGCATTAAATGCCATGGCAAATCCTCGCGATCATAAAGCGCAAGAAGCTGCGGGTTTTGAAATTGAATGCTCACGCGCTGCTGGCGATAAAATGCGTAAAGATGTTCAAGGTATTATGGTACCAGTGGATATGCTTAAACGAGCATTGCATGATGGCATGACACGTGACCTTAATGTAACAACAGCAACGGCTGGTGGTAATGTTGTTGCAACAGATCTTTTAGCAGGCAGCTTTATTGATATGTTGCGAAATAAATCAGTAATGATGCAGCCTGGTATGGCTACAGTCTTAACTGACTTAAACGGTAACCTTGCTATCCCACGTCAAACTGGTGGCGCAACTGCATACTGGGTCGCTGAATCTGGTGCCCCAACTGAAAGCGATCAAACGTTTGACCAGGTAACGCTAACGCCTAAAACTGTCGGTGCATTTACTGACTTTAGCCGTAAGTTGTTACTTCAATCTTCTATTGATGTTGAAGGCTTTGTTCGTATGGACCTAGCTCGCACGTTAGCATTAGAGATTGATCGCGCAGCCATTAATGGTTCTGGTGCATCTAATCAGCCAACAGGTATTTTAGGTACTACTGGTATTGGTGATGTTGCAGGTGGTGCGGCTGGTTTAGCCCCAACATGGGCGCACATGGTAGCGCTTGAAACTGCGGTATCAATTGATAATGCAGATATTGGTTCTTTACGATACCTCACCAATGCAAAAGTGCGTGGCCAGTTGAAACAAACTGAAAAAGCCTCTAACACAGCACAGTTTGTTTGGGACGGTATGGAAGTTAACGGTTATGAAGCGATGGTGACTAACCAGGTGCCATCAGACTTAACTAAAGGCGCTAGCGTAGGTGTTTGTTCTGCAATTATCTACGGTAACTTTGCAGACTTCATGATTGGTATGTGGGGCGGTTTAGATTTAACTGTTGATCCATTCCAAGGTGCAACAAGTGGCACAGTTCGTGTTGTAGCATTGCAAGATGTGGATATGGCCGCTCGTCATGGTGAATCTTTTGCAGCAATGCAAGATGCATTAACACCTTAATATTAACAACTGAAACTGCAGCAGGACTTGCTCCTGCTGCAAACTCAGTTAACCGGAGATTTATTGTGAAGATTAAAATATTAAGAACAACTATTTGCGGCGGTAAGCGCGTCGAAAAAGGTAAAGTTGTTAATGCCTCTGATAAAGATGGTAATTACCTTATTGGAATTGGTAAGGCAGAGTCAGCCGAAAAACAAAAAGACGATAAAAAGTCTGATTAAAACTTATCAATAGTATATACGATTGGAAAAAGCCCTGGTTAACGGGGCTTTTTTATTTATGACATTAGATGCAACATTACTTGATGCTGATTTGGATGATATTTTTAGCGACTTCAATCACAGCATTAAAATTTCAGCTACAACGTATTCTGGTTTGTATGAGCAAGCATACGTTGAGGTTGGTGATTTCTCTGGTTTTAAACCTGTATTTGTGGGCAAAGCAAGTGAAATGAATCTTGCTGCAGTTGACAGCACGGTAACGATAACAAGTGATATCGATAATATTACTGATAAATCTTTTACAGTTGAGGAAAAAATACCGGTAGGTAGAACGATGCAGCTGGTATTGCACGAGGTGTAATTAATGGGTGCTTTCACATTTCGAGTAAACGCTAATGTAGCTGATGTAACGCGTTATCTCGATGGTATCCAAAAAGATTTGCGCCCAAAAGCAATAGTGCCATCACTTAATAAGACGGCCACAAAAGTTAAAACAGAGGTAGTAAGAAAGTTATCGAAAGAGCGCAAAATAAAACAGAAAACATTGCGCGAACAAATAAAGATCAACAAAGCTCTACGCGCAACATCAAAATTACAAGCTAGAAATTATGCGGTTGTTGATGCAAGTGAAGCTAAAACAATAAATTTAATAAATTTTGTAACGCCCGGCAAACGAAAAATAAATTATTTTAATAAGGTTTTAGGTAAAGGTAAAAAAAGAAAATATCGCTCATCAGGTGTTATCGCAAACACAGGTAAGGGTCGAAAGGTTTACAAGGGAACGTTCATCGCAAAAAACAAAGACGGAGACCTTAGGGTATTCAAAAGAAAAGGCAAAGCAAAAGATAAAATTTATATGGTTTCTGGAGCGAGACCGGGTAAATATTTTAAGCTGCCAGAAACGCATGCTTTTATGCGTAAAGTTTCTGAACGTCAGTTCCCTATTGAATTAAACAGAGCCGTAAAAGCCATACTAGCCAGGAAGATCAAATAATGGATCACAAAGTTGAGCAGGTACTTGATGCAATTGTTGCGTTGGTTACAGGGCTTACTACAACAGTCGCTAATGTTACACGTGGTCGAGTTTCAAAACTTACGGACACAACATCATCTGCACTTTCAGTTTATCAGGGTGCCGATAATACGGATGATTATAACTGGCCAAGCGTTTATTCATCTTTAACTGTTTATATTGATATCCACGTAAAAGACTCAAGTGAGCAAATTGACCAGGTATGCAACCGTATTCGTAAAGAAATTAATATTGCTGTTATGGCAGTTGATACGCTGGGGTTGGTTTTCGTTAAAGATGTTAATGAAGAAGGTGCTGCTGAACCTGATTTATCAGGTGACAGCAACAAACCCACTGCTGTTATGCGTGTAACGTACAAAATTGAATATAACCGTTCTGTAACTGACCCAAGCCTGTGAGGCCGTGAAAATGTCTAAGAAAAAACAAACTAAAAAAACGCTTAAACAGCGTAAAGGCGGTTCGGTAGTTATCGACCCTAAACAAACCAAAACTGAAGCAGAGGGTAGTGCTAATGCTAACTAAAAAGTCAGTTGTTCTCGCTAAAATCGAAACAACATACAATACGGATCCAACACCTGTTGCGGCAACAGACGCGCTTAAGGTTGAAAACTTAAGTCATGGTCCCGCAAATCAAAAAATGGTTGAGCAAGCCAATGTTAAAAACACGTTAGGCAAAGAAAAATCTTTATTTGGCGCAACACTTTGGCAGGTATCTTTTGATGTTCTGGTTAAAGGTTCCGGTGCGGCCGGTACCGCGCCTGAATATGCACCATTGTTACGAGCATGTGGATTTGGTGAAACATTGGTTGCTTCTACATCTGCAACCTATGCGCCGGTTAGCACAGGTTTTGAGTCTGTAACCATCTATGTTTATGAAGATGGCAAGCTTTATAAAGTAACTGGTTGTGTTGGTAATGTTGCCTTTGCTGGTGAAGCAGGTGGTGCGGGTAAGTTAACCTTTACTATGACTGGACACAAACTTTCTAGAGAAGATGCGACGTTAGCTTCACCTACGTTAGACACAACAGAAGCGCCCATCATTAAAAGTGCCGGTTTCACTATAGATAGTTACGCGGCTGTTATTTCTGCTTTAAATTTTGATATGGGTAATCAAGTCATCACACCGCCTGATATTAATTCTCCAGATGGTTTTGGTGAAATTCAAATTACAGATCGTGATATCAACGGAACAATTGACCCAGAAGATCAGTTAATTGCGACTAAAGATTTTCTTGCCGATTGGGAAGCTGGAACTGAAATGGCTTTAACTACCGGCGTCATTGGTGGAGCTGCGGGTAACCAGTTTCAAATTAGTATGCCAGCGGTATCTTACCGTGATGCATCGTTAGGTGAGCGTGATGGGTTACGCACAATGGAGCTACCTTTTGGTGCGCATGAAGTATCCGGTGATGATGGTATCAGTTTGGTTTTCATCTAATATTATAAACAAAGGAATTAAAAGCATGGCAATAATTGTAGATACAAAAAATAAAGTTGAATCAAGCTGGCACCCTTTGAAGTCTGAAGAAGGAAAAGAAGATGCTGCAGAATTTAAAATATATGCAGTTAAAGGTTCACGACTTGATGA